AGTTTTATTACAAGCAATGAGTTTACGAACTTACTACGACAAGAGAGGGAATAGTGACCCTAGTCCTAATGACTTATCGAGAATCTTCGATAACATTACGGCTTCAAATTACTATCATAGATATGATAAAATTCAAATGAAACATGATTTTAGATTTACAGGAATACTGAGATACTTAGATTTAACAACGAGCGATCTAGGTACCCCTTTATTTGTACGTCTCGAAAAGCAAGAAGATTTCAAAGATCCACAAGAATTATTGTTACTTGTACAGCAGTTCTTTTCTACTTTTACGCTTCTAGTTTCCACAACTGATGTAACATCGAGAACACGATACAATTGGATTATTGCCAACGCGTTAAGAGCGGGTGTACTTAAACCAGAAGTTGCAAACGCTATCTATGCCGATCCAAGACTAATAAATTATGAATTAGGAGAAAATCCTTTTCAAAAGTTCATAATTAGCTATGGACAAGATATAATTCCTGGCATTCGTAGCTTTCACATACCAAATTCTGGAGTGTACAGATCGCTACGTTATGCTAGATACACGTATGATTTGATATTTATTGATGCATATGATAATGATCAAATAGACGATGTAACAAAACGCCTATATAATCATGGTATATTTGGAATGCACGTTACCTGGTCATGGAATGCTTTCCATATATTTAAATACACTGACATCGAAAGCTTAAGACATCACTTATGTACGAGAATATTAGAGACGTGGACTGAGTTCAGAAATGTCGAGCTAAATCGCGCTGATGATATTCAGAGACCCACTCAAGTTATAGTCCCTTTATTGGATGATAAAATATGCTCTACACTAATTGCGTACGCACAGGCATACGATTTTCAGAGATTGCAAAGATATAGAAATTCTCATGATTTAGTTAATGAGATGTTACAAGATGCGATATTATATGATACTAATATCAACGTGTTACAAAAATCACACGACCTCCCATTCTTGCATTTACCTAAAATTATGGAAGGATGGAGATTACCAAACAATTATAACATGTATTCATACATATTCTATTCAGACGTTATTCGTCCTCAGCTCCGTTCAAATGAAATCAGATCGTATCGGCTAGGTGAGGTGATTAAACATCTTGAGCCATTCGGTCAATTAATACAAGATCCTGTCTCGCCAATATTAAGTGCTGCAGATGAGAATGTAGTAAAGACTACTTTAGTTGGGGAGATGGGAAATATCAATGATGATTTACTCGACTGTACTGTCTACACACCAGACATAACGGTTAGAGGCGAGGATGTCCTTCAACAACAGCAGGATATCATTCCCGTGATAGCTGCTGGTCCAACAAAATTTATGACGGATATTAAAAACATGCAAAATTTTGGAAATTTAATCACGCCTGCTGCCGGAAGACGAATCACAAGTTTAATGAACGGCGAATTAATGGCGCTGACTTCGAAGGAAAAGCAGATTATGGAGGTATTGATTGGTAGTAAAATCGTATTTTCCGAACGTTATAATAATGCGACAAACAGTATAATATATATTCCAATCATACCTGAAGTGCGGCCTTCTATTAGATATCTTAATAGCTCAACATTCAAGATGATGGCTATATTTCTACATTGTTTGAGAATATTTGAAAACGTGTATAATGGCTCGATCAAACCTTCAATCTTATTTTTAGGTGTAGAGAATGAGCCAGCAATTGACATAATAAGAGCATACTACAAAGATAGGGTATCGACGGTAAGTGGCATTGGTGCACAAGCACTCAATCATACTAGAGCGCATGTTGGAGTAACGCCAACGTTACCAATGAACGCTGACATCATTATTTCTGATATTAACTTTGAATCAAATGATTACAATACATATTTGGGAGAGCATGAGCAGATATTCAAAATGATTAAACATGCGTCCATTTGTGTAATGAAATTACAAGTATTTTCGAGTTTTTTATTTAACTCACTTGTTGCCGAGCAAACTACTGGTGCTCGATACATTTTATTACCAAATGGAAGAAAAACATATTCAATGGAGGCATACCTATATTATAGTTCATTATCATCAGGTGGAGTTATACTAAACGGTTTCTCCTCCGATCATCCGCTAAATCTTTACACTACAAAATCCTACACGCACGACGAGTCTTTTGTCAATGATCGCAATCGCGTTGACAGATTAGATCTTTTAACCGAAAATGAGTTAGATAACATGGAGGCTTACTTCAAAGCAACACGTGCAAACATTTCAACACTTCGAGTAAAGAAATCAAGCTATATAGATGTGCGTGACCAGGTTGCCCAGCTTACAAATAGATTAGTAATGTTTTCAACATTATCAGATTCAGATGATTTCATCAGCATCCACTCACCAGATTATACTCGATTAGCACTCACCTCGAGACGTCGTCATATGCTTGGAGACACCGAGGAAACGGCCGTTTCTCAAGATGGATTCGGTTTACTACATCGAGTTAAGACTGTAAGTTTATATAATTCGATATCGATGTATTCGTTTATTAAAATGGTTATCTACGCACGTATCCAACAAGATATTCGTGAATTAATAGAAGAACCAGCAAATAGATTTGAGAGTGTCCAAGATATTGGATGTAGAAATCTCACTGGCATGGCGGTCATGATGGGATTAGATGATTTATCCTATTTCGGATATGATGTAATTGACTTGAATACTAATGCTTTGATTAACAACGACATTATATATACGAGTGGTGTATTTGATTTTGAAAGAGATGATTTTATGAATCATGCAATTATATTAATAATTTTCACGATTCATAATCCCATCGCAGATGAAACACCAAAAGATCAGATAGATAAAATTATAGCAAATGTTAGGCGTAGGACAGGAAGTGTGGTTTATGTTACGTTTTTCAACACAAGACTGGTGCAATTTTTATTGGCCAATGGTAATGAGATACAAGGAGTTCATCTAGCCAATCAAACCATTCCAGGGACGCAAGAAGTGAGACGTACCGTTGTCTGGAAGAACTATCCACCTTCTACGCTTGTGGATGAAGAGGCATTAATTGAGGAATACGCTAATGATACCTCTTCAAATCTGCCTTACGATATCGTTCCACTCAGATTGACGCATAGTGTCTTCACAGCAGTGCATAATTATAAAGTGACGCCATATGATTACCGCGGGAGTGCGATGTTAGGGTTATTGGATGGGGTTAGTCTTCTTAGATTGGAATCGTAGTAGTTTATCTCGCCATGGTACTAGATCTAGCCCGATGTGGGGTATTAGGTTTGTAATAATTAGGTC